AATCACCCTCAGTAACCGATTCTATAAGGTTAGCGGCAAGAGCTGCAGCAGTCGTACCCTGATATTTCTGATCAAGAGTATAGATACGAGCAGCTCCAGCACCACTATCATGTCCAGTTACAACATAGCAAGGGAATGTTTTATTGGTAGCACCAAGACCACCCAGGCGGAGAACAGTACCAGCAACTACAAGAGCAGTCATATCTTCAGAGAAGACAATGGTATTTCCACCATTAACTACAGAAGCAGTGGCTGTTCCAAGAGCATTAGCTACATCTCCTGAATTAACCCTCTCAACTTTTATGCATTTATAAGGCTGGCGGTCTAATACAGACGTAGCTGCAACTGCCAAACCTGATGCAACTTCCCTCTGAGTGGTTGTTGAATCACTCTTATAAGGAATAGTCAGCATTAGAGGACTGTTATTAAGCATGCCAAAAGTATGGTCAAGTACAATTCTAAAAGAATAGTAGGTGTTATTAGTTACATCCAATGAACCACTGGTAGCATTGTATCCAATATATGAAACCTGTTCTACTCTTGCAGAATATGCAGAATACCCACCATTACGGATATCAGCAGATTTAAAAGGCTTGCTCAGACTGAGCACTCCTTTGGTATTCCTGAAAGCAAATGTATGTTTCAACGTAGAGTTGGTAGACATTGCAGTTTCAGTAAAAGTTTGTGGCTCATAATAGAACGCACCGGCAGAAGCAGCAAGTGCCTTAAGAACGGCATAACTAGCAGCATCTGCATTAGTTGCATTAATTGTGAACACCTTTGTTCTCGAATCTTCAAACATTTTATTAAAGTATTAAGTTAAACAATTAAATTATCTGGTCTGTACAATAAGAACATAATCAATCTGCAATATTTGTGTAGTAGTAGCATCTCCGTTTGCAATCTTAAAACTGGGAGCTAACTCAGCCATGGTAGCATATGTTATCCCTGTAAGAGGGGTTCCTGCTACTCCATCAATATAAGGAGTGATAGTTGCAGAACCTGTAGCACCACCGTCAAAATAGAAACCAAGTCTTGTCCAGGTATTAGCAACTAATGTTTTCAGAGAGTTAGGACTTACTATGTCAACATTATTATCAGATGAATTGAGGAAGATAGTTCCTACACCAGCATCTGTCTTAATAAAGACAATACCATTAGCAGGCTTATTATCAGCTACTGCTGTAAGATCTTCTGTTTCTAAAAGACCTATAGATAAGTCAAGATTAGTTACATCAGAAGCAGTACTTCTGATTCTGGTTTCAAACCAAAGTTTCTTACCAGCTTCAAGTTTAAAACTTTCATTAGCCAATACTACCTGAGTAGCACTATCATCATCTGTAGCTCCATTAGTAAGTGTCATGACACCACCTATTGCATCAGTTATTACTTGAGTATTTCCAGCATCAGTTTCATATACAGTCCAGTCTGCATTAATAGCTCCACTGGCAGCACCACGATCAAAATCATCAAAAAACCTATGATAGGTTGACGGAAATGATGTTACTGGAATTCCTGCAAAAACATTACTCGGTACTGTTCCTGTATCCGCCATGGAATTCATGGCATCTACCAAGACATTATACCAATAATCATATACCTTGTAAAAAGGTTTATGAGATACGTAATTATTACGTGTTAATCTTTCAAAAAGTGACATTGTTATTTATATTTAATTAAACAATAAAAATTAATTCTTCTCAAATTCAGCTAATGCCAGCTGGTATCCTTGTGTATCCAATACTGACATTCTTGCTAATAGTACAGCTTCTTTAACTATTTCAGAGTGTATACTCTCATTAAGTAAACAGTCATTAGTAGAGTTTATTGGAAAGTTATCTGGATGTTGTACTCCAACTATATAAAATCCTGTTATTACAGTTCCATCTGTTATAAAAACAGGAATATTATTATATTGAAGTATCCAGAAACCCTCCTCAATACTAGGAGTTCTAAAAGGGTTGTCGAGATTCTTCCTGTAAAAATCATAATTAATTCTAAATAAGGGAATATTACTGACAACTGAACTAGTTACATACTCATCTAAAATCCAGAAAAACTTTGAGTCAAAGGCTTCCCCTATCGGAGGAGTTACATTTAAACAAAGAGCCCAGGTTCCATCAGTGTTCTTAAAATGACTACTGTTTACAAAAGATAAATAACTATCACTTTTAACCAAATATTCTATAGCCAACTGATTAAAGGCATTTTTGTTAATCCCGTCTTTCAGGATTCTCATAACTACCTTTCTCTGAGCTACTGTAAGAATACCTCCCCACTCAGTACTTGTAAATCCAGGAGCATCACTACTATTAATACTTTCATATAATAGTTCTGCTTCTGTAACCATTTCTACAAACGTCATTGTTTAGAAACTTTTATTTGTGCTGCTATTTTAAGGAAAACATCAGCCTTAATTTCTTCAGCATCTGTTAAATATTTAACTAATTCATCATAAGTATATGATACGCCTTCTCCAGGAATATCATACTTATTTCGTGCAACCTTATTAATCGCACCGGCTTTTATTCCAGAAAGTATAAAGGATTTGACTTTGATAGCAGGATCATTTATTATTTTAAGTGCAAGATCTACTTCCCCATCAATAACCTTTTTAACTTCCTTCTTTAACCAATCTTTTTCAGCATCTTCAGGAACAAATTTCATCTCTTTCTTCTCCATGTAATATACACCAAGGAAATCCTTCATTGCTTTTGTTGAGTTCTGAATACTCCCCAGATATGTATATGCTTCTATAGCTTTATTAGTTTCAGTCTGTTCCTTCTCTTCAGCATAGCCTTCTTCCACTAAAGCAAACCTATATTCTCCTCTGGCTGTTCTACTCTCCCAGTCAGGAGCAACATGAGGTTGATTTTTTGTTACTCTCCAACGTAAGTTATCCAAAGGATCAGCAAGATTGAATACATATCCATCATGCATGAGATTATAATCTTTGGTAACCCTTACAAAGAACGTAGCCCAGAAATTATCTTTCTTTCTGTTAACATTAAGATCGAGATCCAAGGTCTCTTCAAAGAACTTTTTCTCATCCTCACTACTAAAAGGATCTATCATAACACCCAGCTGATTTACTGGTAACTGAAACCAATTTCCAGCCCCCTCATACTGAAAATAAGCCACATGTTCCGGAGATGTAATCATTTTTCCTCCCCTCACAACCGGCTTTAAAAATACTTTCTTGTTTTGTAAATAACCTCTTCTAAATGCTTCCTCTTTACTAATTGTACTCATTTCTGTAATCTTTTATAAATTAATACTACTTCCTTCCACCTTTTTTTCCACCTTTTTTTCCACCACCTTTACATGCCATGATAATTTAGATTTAAATTGTTTAAAAAATAAATAGTTTCGGGGGGAAGAAACTCCCCCCTAACTATCAGATAATTAACGAAGAATAGCAGGTATAATACGTGCTGTTTTCTTAGGATTGGTGATTTTAACCCCACCAATGAAACCCTTAAATACAGAGTATCCATCAACAGAAGTAGCCATCATCCTAGGATCAGTACGCTTATTATATGGAGAGAATGGGTCCCTAAGTCCTGGGATATACCCAAAGAATTCTTCTTCATCTTTAACACTAACCTTAGAAATATTTGAAACTCCACCAGTTGTTCCTGTGTCAAAGATCTCATAGATATATGAGCTGGCAAGTCCGCCACTTGGATGTTTTAATGTATTAGGATAGCCGTCTTTCTGTGGATCAATGGTTAGTTTAAACTTCAGACCATTAACACCAACATAATTTAGGAACTGACCTTCATCCAAAGTGAGTTTACCACCATCAGTCTTAATATTTACATTAGCCTGAAGATAGGTAATTGCATTAGCCTTGTTAACCGCATCTTTATGGAACTGGTATGCACCATATTCTCCGGTAGAAATCATAAACTCCCTCTTATCTTCAGGTATTTTACCATAAGACATATCCATGGCAAAATCTGTAAGCATATCCAAAGAGAAGGTATTATATGTCATTAGATTTCCATATTCCATCTGCTCATATAAACCAAATCCTGAGCGGATTGTGTTTCCAGATTCTCCGGTATGCCCATAAGTACCATCAGAAAGTTTATTGGATTTTCCATAACCAATCAGACGAGCTTTATCACGTTCAAACTGAACATAAAAGTCCCACCCAAGTTTATCAATCCAGCGAGTCTGTGTCTTTCCATTCTGATCAATGAAAGCAAAAGCAAGAGGTTTATTCTTACCTTTAGAAATCATATTACCAGGAACATCATAATTCTTACGAATCATCGCAAGAGTATTTTCCATCTGATATGGAGCAGTGTGATGTACACTTGTACCTCTCTTAGAAAGTTCTTGTTCAACCATTCCAAACAACTCAGACCACATTGTTCCAGCAGCTAGGTCAGCAGCCAAAACCCAAAGGGTGTCATCAGAGGAGAAGAGCTGAACTTTATATCTCCAAGCGTTTCCCACCTGTACAGGATCTTCAAGAACCCTAAGCTGATATACTTCAGGTTTTTCACCAACGATGTGAGATGTAGCTTCAAAGTATCTTTCAGGGAATTTCATGTAGAAAACTCCTCTGTTAAGACCAACCTGAGCAGCATCTGTAACAACAGTAGTAAGAGCCAGGTCAGTATAAGCACCTAACAAAGGAATACTACGTTCATCTGAACCCTGAAGAAACCAACGGTACACAACGTCATCGTTAATATACTCGGTTGGAAGTCCATTTATAAAAGCCACAAAATTATCTGTACCAACATTAAGTTCATACAAACGATTCATAGTCTGACTTATAACTTCAGGTTCCTGCATACCAAGCCATCCAAGATGGGATTCTCTTGTTAACCCTGACCAATGTTTAGGGTCAACAATTTGCAGAGCACTAATTTTATTCATACTATATTTAATTTAAAAACGATTTCTTATTTTCCAAAGATACCTCTCATTGATTCAATATTATCTCTTGTAGTCTTCTCCTGCTCAACATTAAATACTGCAGGATGACCAGAGGTGGATCCGGTATTTCTCTTGGATTCCAATATCTTCTCAAGTTCAGATACTTCTTTGGTTGTCTTAGCTTTACCTGCTTTTTCCCAGGGTTTACCCTTTTCAAAGAATCCTGTCTCAAGCAAATATGCTAGCCTTGCATCAAAATAAATAGGATCTTCAGCTCTCTTAGCCCATAAAGGATTGGTTATACGTCCTTTACTATCTTTAACCTCTTTTGTAAGGTTCTCATACATTTTAACCCTGGTTTGTTTGTTTATCTCAACTCCTGGAATTACTGGTTCTAAAGTATTACAAGTCTCTTTAAGACTTTCTCTGATCCTATTGTTCTCCTCAGCCCTGATAGTAGCCTGATGATTTGCCTCAGCTTCCTCAGCCTGAATTTGTTCTTTTATAGCCGTCTTCAGAGTAGCAAGATACTCTTTAGAATCTTCAACATCATCACCCATATCAATGCTACTCTGAACAAGCTTTTCTATCTTAGCGTCGGTCATTGAAGTAGTTAACTTATAATAGTCAGTTATGACTTTCTTCCTTAACTCTACATTTTCCTCCTTAGCTAACTCATCCACTTTAATGGATTCAAATTGATTCTTCAGATCAAGCAGTGAACTAGCTGATTCAGCTGGTACACCTTTACCTATAAGACTTAAGTACTGTTGATAGCCTTCATCAAGATCTTCTTTAGCTGCATTGATATTCTCCTCAATCTCACCTTTTATCAAATCTCTCAGAGCTGTTGCTTCTCCAACATCCTTAACTTTTTCAAGGAACTTTGTTTCATCAAAAGATGATATCAGCCCCTGCTGCACCAAATCCTTAGCAAAGATTACAGTAAAGGGAGAATCAGAAGATTTTTCAACGGCTGTTAGTTCATTGGGAGCAGGGGCTTTATCATCTTGTTTCTCAATAACCTCTTCAGCCTCATCTTTCTTTACTACCTTTTTTACTTCCTTATCAAGGACTTTATTAATATCTTTAAGAGGTTCTTGTTTAACCTCTTTCTTTGCTTCATCTTCCTCAACCTCAGGTTCTTCCTTTAGTTCAGTATTAATTGCCGGAAGCGAATTTAACATTTCATTGACATCTAAATTCTTGTCAAGTTCCAGCATTTCTTCAAAACTCTCCTCAAAAACTGTCTTTCCCATTTCTTTGCAAATTTAACATGTTATTTCTTACTATACAAATTTATATTTAATTACAATATCATACCATAACGTAAAATATAATTTTTATTAGACCAACAACTATTTTTTTGTAGTTGGAGCAGGCTTATTTGCTACTTTTCTCTTAATCTCAATCTCCTTATCCTTCTGTTCTTCCTTCTTCATATTAGATCTTTTAGTCTCTTCCAAAGCATCTCTCTTTAAAACAACATCCTCATTGGAACTCTCAGGTTCGGGAGTTTCAGTAGTCTCAGTACCAGCTAGTTTACCCTCTTGGTTAATATATGCCACTTGTATCTTTGTAGCATTATTTTGGTCTATCTCATACTTCTGCAGTTGTTCTGCTCTTGCCTCAGCCTTAGCCTTCTGTTGTAAAATAGCCTCTTGCTGTTTCA